GCTAACCTTACCGTGAATGGCACGTCTTGCTGGTGGGTTAGTGGGATTACCGTACTCCGATTGTTCTGACACGTGGTGAAGGACTAAGACACAAGCCTCAGTCTTACGAGCCATATCGTGTAGTTCCATCATAATTGCACGCAGACCTGCCCATTCATTATCAGTTTCTGCTGCAACGTTCATTAAATTATCTATGACAATTAACTCTGGAGCTATGCCATAGAGTTCCACATAAGCCTTGATCTCTAGTTCAATATCATCTAGTGATGGGCTTGAATCGAATACCCACTTTATGTGACCTAAGTTCACAAAGTGGCTATCGTAATGGTGTGTGTTTTGTGCAAGGTTAGACTCAACAGATAACTGTTGGTGTCCTGATAGGTGAGAGGCAGCTCTCATCATCACAGTAGTAGTGTCTGTATCTGCTGAAAAGAATAAAGTAGGAACCTTCGACTTGATCGCATAGACCAAAGCGAACATAGATTTACCGGCGTTAGGTGCTGCTGCAACCATACAGACTTGCCCACGTCGGAACTTGATCTGCTCACTGGCTAGTGGCTTCCACACGTCCGGTAGTGGTGTTGCTTTGGTAAGCACCCCACCCCAAGCACGTGATAGATCAAGCACTCTTCTCCTCCTTCAATGTAATTCTTCTCTGCCTACGAATAACCCTTCGATTACTCTCAGTCAATCCACCCCAGATACCGAAGCCTTCGTTCTGTATTCCCCACTCAGCACATTCTGCTTGGTGAGTACACTGCCTACAGATTGATTGAGCCATAAGCATTTCGGTACTGTTGCTAATCCCGCCTTCCCTTTCAGGAAACCAGAAGTCGCCCCCCACACTTGCACACAATGGAGCCTCGTACTTAGCAGGCTCTCTCATTTAGCGCATAAAGATAGGGTCGCACTTGTCTGCTGCACCCTTTGGTGCAGAACACATATGCGCTCTCCAAGGTCCTCGCTGTGATACGCCTTCACGATAAGCCATCGGTCCGTGCTTACATACTGGCGCGTCACCTGATACTGGTGTTGCATTGAAAGCCTGTGCAACTGATGCAGTTGTCATAGGTGCAGGAGCTGATCCTCCACCGAACTCTTTACCTGTTGACTTGATGAGACTTGCAACCATACCTAGATCTGCAAGACCTGTCTCAAGATCCTTCACATCTGTTGCATAAAGATTGATAAGTGTTCCATCTGCCAACTTGTAGTTAACCTGGAACTTTGTTGATTCTGGTGCTGCCATTTACTTGCCTCCACTTGGTTTGATATTGAGTCTTGCTGTTTCCTGTCCAACACTTACCGGAACATAACCGATAAGTTCTATTACTTTATCTTTGTCAACTGTCTCACGACCTTTAACCTTTGTCCAGCTGATTTCTATACCACTAGGTGTTACGCCAATGGTTCCCTCGAAAGAAGTCTTAAGTGAATCTCTTTCAAATTCCAGCTCTTTAATCTTTGCATCTAACTGTAGGTAATGCAGTGCGTTCTTGTCAACTTCTTCGTCCTCAATAACTACTTCACTAAGGACGATACGTTCTTTTTTTAATCCAGTACAACCCATCATCCCTGACTCATCGTAGTACTGGCAGTAGTTCTTGCAGAAGTTAGAATCCTTTTCTGGTTCTGGTGCCTCTGGCATTGCCTTTACTTCTTCGAGCCAAGCCATAGCAGTTAGCGCTATCTCCTCAGAGTAGTTCTCTGTATGGACCTTGACGTTCTTCTCATCACCATCACGAGCGATAGCGACAAGGTTGACTGTCTTTACATCGTAGCCATTCTTAGATAGTAGATAGCCATAGAGCTGAACCTGCCAACGCTGTTGTGTTGATGGAAAGTATGAAAGGTTCTTAACCTTAGAAGTTTTCCAGTCAATGACTGCGCCGGTGCTAGGTATAAATAGATCCACGTGTGCTTTCATATCACCGTGTGCAACTTCAGACTCTACAAGGTAGTCCTTGCCTTCTGGATCTAAATGCTGGATAGCATCTTCGATTGCTGCGTGGATAGCAGTACCCATAATCGCTGCTAACTTAGACTGGTTATCGTTGGTATGTGGTTGAGAGTTCAACCGGTACCACACCTTACGACGGCATCCACCTATCTCTGATGGACCTACCTGTGTCTGCGTACTGCGATCACGACTTGCATCTTTAGCGTGCAGTACTGATAGCAGTAATTCTTTTGGGTCTGTAATCATTGCGGGTTCCTTACGATAAATGCAGCCTCTGGATAGTTCGCTGCTTCCAACTGTTGTGCTATCTGCTCACGCAGTTCTATCTCCATAAAGACTGGAGCAGCAGATCTACGACCCGACTGGATCGCTTCCTCTATTGCATACTGGATAGTCTTTTCCATCAGTGTTCATCTCTACGTGTTAGCCAGTAGTCGAAAGCATAAGCTGCGACGAAGCCAATAAGCAAACCGAATGTAAACTTCAACATCTTTTTCATCCTCTCATTTGTGTTTCTAATTGAATCGGTGGGCAGGTATTGATGTCAAGAACCGACGCGATCTTTACAGCCTTTTCTGCAACCACCTTTGCGGTGAGTAACTTATTGTAGGACTTAGCCTCCAAGGAATACAAGTACCCAAGGGCATAATTTCCACCAGAGCCAGCAGCGAATAGTCCCATCTCGCTGGCGTTAAAGGATAGATCTCCGCCGATAGAAAACAAGTAGGCGTTAAACGATAGTAGGTAGCTGAAGTTAGTCTCCTTCGGATCTACCTCGTACCCATTCTCCTTAAAGGCCGAGTAGATACTTGGGATGATTCTCTTACCCATAAACTCGACTGGATGGTAGGTGGGTTTATAGGTAGGTGGAGTCCAGTTGTAGGCAAGGATATCCCCAGGTCTTGAGTCACCAGTAATACCTAGTAGGTACTTACCTACGCTGACGATCTTTGGTGTCTGTACTGAGATAATACGTTGGTCGTTATCTGTGATCTGACTATCAGCTGCAAAGACAACGAAGTCTTTACCTTGTATACCTACGAGTGTGGTCATAAGGTGGAGTATATCACACGGCGTGTCTTACTCTTCGTGGTGGGTTAGCGAATGTACAATATGAGCCGTAAGGCGAATAACGGTAAGCGGCCCTTATCAGGGCCGAGGCGAAGCCGAGAGGCGACTGACCATAGGAAGGAGCCGTGCCAGACAATGCTGCTCCGTCTACTCTCCCTGCAAAAATACTTAGCCAAGCATAGACCCTACAATAGCCTTCCTGAGCCTTACGGGGCCGATCTGAGGGCTTTAGGCCCTGTCCACGCCTGTACTTGTGGCTGTACTATGTTCAACATTATGGCAGCCTTTGAGGATTATGACATAGCTTGGTGGCACCTTGACGGTACCTGTGCCAACTGCGGGAATCTTTTGACTATTCCCTGTCCTGTGGACAACCCAGAGAATTGAGCTACATTTTTTTAATTGTGCTACAAATGCAAAGAAAGCCCCCCACCCAGGATTTCTCCTGAGCAGGGGGCTGTTGCCTCGCGCTTATGGGTTAATTACTTAGACCCACGACCAAACTCTGTTGCCTTTGGGTCTAGTGCTTTGAGCAATGGACCTGCAATAGCAGCGATACCTGCTGTTGCTAGGGCTTTTGGATCTGTAACTCCGGCAAGGTATAGCGCAATTACTGACGCTACTCCAGCACGGAGATATGTTGCGAGCATTGATTTCATCTTTGCATTGATTTTCATTTATTCTCTTTCTTCTTAGGTAAAGGTTTAGGGATGTTAGCCTTTACTTTGTTGATAGCCTTTGGCTGGGGTAGCCAAGGGAACCAAGGCGAGGTGTCGTTTCCGCACTCTTCCTTGATCGAAATATGTAGGTGCTTATTGTGTGGGTTGCTACCGGTGTAGATATGCTCACCCTTAGTCTTAGACCAGATCTTGCCTTTGAAGATCAGATACTTCACACGTGGGTCCTTCTGCAACTCTGTATAAATTACTTGGCAGTAGACACCCTTCTCTGGATCGTGGGTGAGATCTACTGCGAACCCGCTATTGTGATCTGAGTTAGGGTTCTGATGTACGTGGGCTGCCGATGGCAGTAACCCATCACTAGCCTTGGCTCTCTTAGGCCAGTGTGCTGTCGCCTGACGTAGTACTGCAATCGCAGCAGGTGTTGCCTTCTTTGCTAATGGGATCATTTGTCACACAACATTCTGTAGATTTCATCTACTCTCGATTCTAAACGGTTGACTTGGTCCTTGATTGAACTGCCTGAGTTGGGACGTAGTTCATTCAAGAAGTGCTTAACTAGCCAGCGTACTGCTGTAGCAAATCCACCAATAATTGTGCATACGGCAACAGCAACTGTTGCATAATCTTGTGCTGTCAAGCATCTCCTCGATAAGTCCAATATAAGACTCACCTGTACGGAAATCTTCAATCTTGATGGTATCTCCTACATTTTCTACCGACTCTAGGGTAGACATACGATCATACGCAGATCCTTCATAACCTACTTCGTTATTGAATCTATCCATCTCGTGGTCATAGCACATCACCGGATACTGGATCAGACGCTGACGTGGGATAGCAGGTAGTGACTTGACTTGGTAGCCAGTAAACAATGGCCCCTTAGTGCTATCTGTAGATGAACGAGCAAGAGTAAACTTAAAGCCAAGGTATTCTTGGGACCCTGTTGGGTATGAGATATTTACTTCAGGAACGTTATCACCCTGAGCAAAGGTACCGATGTTGTACTCATCTCCTGTTGAGGTGATTGAGTAGATGTTAAGAGCACCGTTGGTCGTATCAATACGAGCCTGCATCTGCTTGAAGATCTTCTTCTCAAGGGTGTTGTAACGGATGTAGCCAGTCTGTAGATAGCCTGATGGGATCAGTTCAGTAGCTGACTCAATGTATACAAAGCCATTGGTTCCATCTCCAGCATTACAAAATGCTAGACGGTTGGTATCTCCAAGGAAAGCACACGATGTTGTGTAGTGTCCAAGTGCATCATTCTGGTCATATAGATCCCAGGCATAAGGAAAGACCAAGGTAGATATCTCTTGACCTAGATC